CAAATGTAGGCTGGACTTATATGGAGAAATAATATGTCAAATTACGAAGCAACAAGATACGATTTTACTGGAGCAAATCTTACTGGTATCGAAGGTATACCGACTGCTACTATTGTAGAATGGTCTTCCTCTTCAGTTCCATCTGGTTTTTTAGAGTGTGATGGATCTGCGGTTTCAAGATCGACTTATTCTGCATTGTTTGCGATTGTTGGCACAACTTATGGCTCTGGTGATGGTGCATCAACTTTCAACTTACCAAATTTATCTGATAAAGTAGCTTTAGGTAAATCAAATAATAAAGCTCTAGCTTCAACGGGTGGGGCAGAAACTGTGCAATCAACTGGAAACGTTGGTGGATCAACTGGTAATACAACTCTATCTACTAGTCAAATCCCTTCACACAATCACCCAGCAGCAAATGCATCTGGAAGTTCTTCTGGAGACCCAGCTACACCTGGAGCTACACCATCAAGCACAGGATCAACTGGTGGCGGAGGATCACATAGTCACAACATGAGTGCAAACTTTACAGGTGATGCAACTTCAGTTTTACAACCTTATTTAGCAGTAATATATATTATTAAAACCTAGGAGTATGAATGAATAGTAAATGGACAGTAATATTTGACGATAAACAAATTATCAATCAATCAATTAAAAATGAAGATGGATGGCCACAAAGATATATAATTGATAATGACGATGCTTTTTGGAGTGATGCAAAATGGAATAACATTCATGCGATACAATTTATAGATGATGATAATGATCATAACGATTGTGTTGAGTATGTCCCTGGTACTTTAGGTAGAAACACAAGTTGGGCAGAGGCTAACCTTGGTTCTTTTAGAGATCAATTTATTGATAGATGGGATGCAGCTCACCTGGCAAGATTACAAAACGATTGGGATGAAGACGTAATCAAAACTTTTAATGAAGATGGATCGGTCGCAACTACAGAAAGTGAAGAGGATCAAATTGCTAGAAAAGGTGCTAGACCTACTTCTTACTCGACTCCGTAAAGTTAAAATAACCACTTAATATATATCTATCTTTACCTTCAGGACAAACCATACCCCTGTGAGTATGTGTAAAATAACTTGGCATTATTACTAACCTACCTATTTTAGATAATACTTTTGTCTTATTTAAAAATTCAGTTCCACAATTATGATTACTCAAATATATCATAAAATTGAGTATTCTATGAGGGCTTTCTAAGGAGTGCTCTGAGTGCCAATTATCAAAGTGATCACCAGGTTTCCAACATTTTAGCCTTAGTTCTGTGAGTGAAAAGGGTGAAACAAATTTTAATTCTGGATACAAAGATATATATTCATTTAATACTTTTTGAATTCTACCATTAAAAAAACTTAATTTATTATCTTTTAAAATATCATCATCGAGAATGACTGCCTGATAATTACCTCTTGTTGATTTATATGAGTTATTGTTTTTGTATATATTTATTAGGATAGTGCTTTCTTCTCTAGATAAAAATGAGTCTAAAACATATATAAAGTTTCTAATCATCTTAACATCATCCAAGATGTCAAAATATATTTTGCTCCTGATAAAGGAGGATTGCCTCTATGAACATATGGAAAACCTGATGGCCAAATAACTATTCTGCCTTTTTTTGGTTTTATTCTTTTAGAGAAATGTAAAAATTCTGTTTCTCCGCCCTCTTCAACATCATTTAAGTATATTGAAAAAACAAAAGCTCTAGCTTCATTATCGAAACCTTTACCATGTTCTATGTGCCAAACATGGTAGCCTTCAGTTGGTAAAGTTTTTTGTATTTTTAAAGTGGTAAATAAAAAATTATCCACATCATAACTTTCTTTAGCTCCAACATTTGTACAATAATTTTGAAATGCTAAATCATAATTTACCATCATCGTTTTAAGTTCTTGCCACCATATATGAATATTACCGCCATGAGAAAAATACTGTTCATCTTTCTTTTTTAATGAAGATGCACGCTCTGACATGTTTCTGTTTAAAGTCTGATTAAATTTGCTTTGATTTTCAAAAAAAGTAACAGCTTTATCACACTCCTCTTTAGTTATGTAATTATCATAAACTCCTATAAAATTATTTATATCAACTGTTTTTTCATTCATTATTATTCCTATAATTTTTAATTAAAATTTGTTTTATTTTTTTATCTCCATCTGCATAAGTTTTTCTATGAACTTTTGAAAAGTGATCATAAGCATGATGAGCAAACACTCCATCTTTCTCTACATAATGAAAAAAAACTTGTGCCATGCCATTTCCTTTATAAACTCCATGTCGTCCATGATTATGGACACAACCTGCGTATAATAAAGCCTCACCCTGATTTAGTTCAATAGTTGAATTTTCTATTATTAAAGGCCAATCATCTAATTTTTTTATACAGGCAGTTATAGATATTTCACAAGCAGGTCTGTCAGTATGTTTTTTTAAATCTCCACCAAATACATAGTAACGCCAGTAAGCATAAGTAGGTAATAATTTTTTATCGCATGCTTCTTCAACTGATTTTAATTTTGTTTCTAAAAATGATGTCATTAAAAAATCATCGTACCAACTAGGAGAAAAAGAATAATCGTCTATTGTATTATTACCTTCCTCGATTTTTTTATCACAATATTTTTGTAATAATGATAATTCATTATCGTTAAAAAAATTTTTTATTATTTTATAATTTAATGTAGCCATGCAACTATGCTGTATCTGTTACCTTTAGTTATTGGTGATATCCCATGTGGATATAAAAAATTACTTGGAAAAAATACTATCGATCCTTTCTGTAAACTTATTTTTTTCACTTCTTCACTCTTTTGATTTGTGAATATTAACTCACCACCTTCGTAATCGTTATTTAAATTAATTATGATACTGACGTGTCTATGTGTGATAGAGTTAGCATCTGTGTGAGTGCTGTACTTACCACCTGGTTTATATTTTAAAAGATCTATTTGATCTACTCTTTTTGTTTCAAGCATAGGAAATTTTATTTTATAGTAATGGTACAATCTTTCAATTTCTTTTCGTACGTAATTAAAGTAAAATGTATCAGTAGGTGTGGATGGTTTTAAGTTATATCCTAAAACATTTCTAACGTTTTTATCTACCTTGTTGCTAATCTCCATTTGGTTTTTAGCTTTATGTTTTATAAATGGTATCATTCTTTTGATGAAAGGTTCTCTAACTATACCATGTATATCTACGATGGCTTCTCTATAATCCATTATATTAAAACTTTTATTTCGTAAAAATTTATTATACATATTGTTATGATACAAAACATTAGATTTCAATAATGAATTTATATTATTCTGTGCCTGGCAAAATTTGGTGGATACATAATTTTCTAGATGTAGATATGTACAAAGGTATTCATGACGCTATTATTAAAGAACGTAAAGAAATAAATTTACATACTTCAAAAGGTGTTTGGGAAAATGGTTTAATAGAAAGATTGAACCCTCCGCTTAGAACAAGCGTAAGTAACTATCAACCTTTTGAAAAATTAAAATCTTTAGTAAAATTGAATCCATTTTTTGAATTTGAAGAGGTAACAAAAATGTCATGCAATATTCATTATATGAAAAAAAGTTCTGGTATAAATTGGCATAATGATGGTAGTTGGAAGTATGGTGCAACTTATTACATAAATAATAGGTGGAATGCAAACTGGGGTGGTGAATTTATGTATGCCGACTCTACAGCGTATGGTTGGCTGCCTTTAAAAGGTAATTCTTTAGTTATTATAAAATCACCTTTTCAACATAAAGTTAACCCTGTCCTAACTGATATTATGCCCAGAATTAGTGTACAAATCTTTATGAAGTGAAATAGATTTCAATAATCTATTATGGTATAATTACGAATGCCTTTAACAAGTGTACCTATACAACCAGGATTTAATAAACAAGTCACCGAAACGGGTGCTGAGGGACAATGGGTTGATGGAGATAATGTAAGATTTAGATATGGCTTACCAGAAAAAATAGGTGGTTGGTCACAACTTTCAACATCAACTTTAGCAGGTAATGCGAGACATCAGCATATGTGGACTGATTTAGATGGTAGAGTTTATGCTGCTATTGGAACTGATAAATGTTTATTAGTTTATTATTCAAACACATTCTATGATATTACACCTTTAGCATCGACAATATCAGGAGGCACCTTCACATCAGTAAATGGATCGCCTACTGTTACAATTAACAAATCAGGAACTAATCTTGTTGCTGGTGATTATATAATTTTAGACTCAGTAACATTACCAGGTGGAGGGGCTACAGGTTTTTCAACATCTGATTTTGATGGTATTATTTTTGAAGTGCAGTCTGCAACATTTGCATCTGTAGTTATAACCATGCCATCTAATGAAACAGGCACTGGTATGACAGCCGCTGGAGCAGTGTCAATAAAACCTTATGTAGACTTTGGCCCAGCTTCACAAACTTTTGGTTACGGATTTGGTACAGGTCTTTATGGAGGTACAGTTTTAAATCCTGTGCAAACAACTTTAAACGGAGCCTTAAATGCAGATACAGCAGGTACGGGTGGATCAGGGACTAGTATAACATTAACCTCAGTTGCAAACTTACCGACATCAGGCGTTGTGTTGATTGATAATGAGTTAATTACGTATAGCGGTATATCAAGTAATGATTTAACTGGTATAACAAGAGGGGCTAACGGAACAGCGACACCGGGCACCTCAAACGGACAAGCTCATTCTAATGGTGCCACAGTCACTGATGCATCTAATTTTACTGGTTTTGGTTCATCTTCAGGCACATCCTCTGTAATTTTAGAACCTGCTAATTGGTCTTTAGATAATTTTGGACAACAGTTAATTGCAACTGCAAAAAACGGTAAAACATTTTCTTGGAATCCTATTAATGCGAATCCTGCTGCTTTGACAACGAGAGCTGCTGCATTATCTAACGCACCAACTGCATCAGTTGCCTCTATTGTTTCTGAGAGAGATAGACATTTAATAATATTAGGAACAGAAACAACAATTGGTACAACCTCTACTCAAGATAAACTTTTTATTAGATTTTCAGATCAGGAAGATGCAACTAATTACACACCAACATCAACAAATACAGCAGGTACTTTCAGATTAGATAGCGGCACTAGAATAGTAGGAGCTGCAAAAGCTAAAGATTATATTTTAATTTTAACAGATACCGCTGCTTATGTGATGCAATTTGTTGGACCTCCATTTACATTTTCGATTCGTCAAGTAGGGTCAAACTGTGGAGCGATAGGTCAACATTCTATACAATACGTTGATGGAGCAGTTTATTGGATGGGTCAAGCAGGGGGATTTTTTGTTTATGATGGAACAGTGAAATCATTACCATGTTTAGTAGAGGACTTTGTTTTTACCACAGGTGGAGATAATTTAGGTTTAAACTTTAGCAGTGGTGAAATCATATATGCGGGATATAATACTTTATACTCTGAAATAAATTGGTTCTATCCTAAATCTGGATCTACAAATATTGATAGAGTTGTAACTTACAATTATTCAGAACGTGTTTGGACTACAGGAACATTATCAAGAACAAGTTATTATGATGCAACTTTGTTTGATAACCCATATGCAACTGAATTTAACTCAACAGGAGTTCCTAGTTTTCCAGTAATTCAAGGTATTACAAATACTAGAGGGGCTACCACATATTATGCTCATGAGGAGGGCACTAATCAGGTCGCAGCAAACGGCACATCTACAGCGATAACTTCTTTTATAAAGTCAGGAGATTTTGATTTAGATGTTGAGGGTAATGGTCAATTTTTTATAAGTATGAGAAGGTTTGTTCCCGATTTTAAAGTATTGAC